ACCAGTCACGGTAAGCGTGCTAAACGCGCTAGAACCCGATGCGCCGACCTTCTGCCAGGCTGATCCGTTGTAGACCGCCCAATCGCCAATCGCCCAGGTCGTGATGCCGTTTAGGTTAGTCGAGCCAGCCGTCGAGACAACGTAGTAATACCCGAGCGTTCCAACACTCGATGTAAGCGTCGGAGTATTGGTCGACGCATTCCACGTGCCTTGGTAGCTATTACTTGTCGTTGCAATCGTGCTTGCAGCGGTGATTCGGCCCTGAGCGTCAATCGTAATCTGAGGAATGCCAATCGACGTGCCGTAACTGCCAGCGGTGACCGCTGTGTTGGCCAGCGAGATCGTGCCGGTCGAAGTGATCGGACCACCCGTCAGACCAGTCCCGGTTGCGACGTTCGAGACACCACCAGCGGTTGATGCGATTGTGACCGTGCCGCCTGGCCCCGTGTCTGTCAGCGTGATATTCGTGCCGGCTGTCAGAACCCGCTCGTTCGGCAGATCCAGCGAAGCGCTCAGAGTGACGTAGGCGTCTGTTGCCGATCCACCGGAGCTAATTGGCTGGCCACCTGCGCCAACCAATGTAACAAAATTTCCATTAGCGTCATAAGTGGCGCCAACTGGGACCACGTTCTGTGACGTGACTACGTTTACCTGATTGGTCTGTGACATTTGTTATTCCAAAATTAAAGAAAAAAGCCGACCCTTGTGAGATCGGCTTTCTCCTTATTTGCCCAACTTATGGCAGGAACGTGAGGTCGTAACCGTAGACAAACACGTCAACGGTGGCAGGGTAGGTCGCTGCCGTGCCGACGTTAAAGTATACGTTCTGACCCGTCTGCGCCACTGTAGAAGCCACAGTTCGCTGCGACACAACCGCAGAGCTGGTCAATGCGCTCAGGCTGGCATTCGCCACGATTGCGGTGCCGCTTGCGCCAGGCGCTGGAAACACGCCGGCCAAAGGGACAGTTGCGGTGCTCAAGTTGGTCGAAGCGTTCGTCACGATCACGTTAGAGACGCTGTAACGCCCCGTGTTGAGGATCGGCAGAACGGTGTCACCCGTCACTGCCAAACTAACTGACTCAGCCGATGCCAACAAACGCAGAGCCTGGTTTGAACCAAGCACCTGTGGATGATTGGCAACGGTAGTTGCTGGTCCCGGATTCGACATGATTTATTTCCTTAAATCTTTGTTAATTAAGCTGCGACTCGGCAACCCAACTCTGGGTAGAGCATTGCCCAACCGTAGAGCACGTCAAGACGACATGGGATGGAATCGTTATTAATTGTATATTGACGGACCACGCGAATCGAAAGGCCTAAGTCCCTATCCGATGCACGTCCAGCAAACACGACCCCCTGCGGCAGCTCGAGATCGGCGCAAGCCAATGTCTCGCAATTGCGGTGGAGAATAATGTTTTGTGGGCTAACCGTGCCAGTGTTATTAAACGGAGTCACAACAGCCGAGCTGCTGGTGGCCGAAACAAACACGTTCTGGAATTGGCCAGCGGTGATGATTGCAGGAGAAACCGTAACCGATGCCGAGCCACCCGAAGCAATCGTCACAGCCGAAGTCACAACAAAGTTGCGCAGACGGTTGGTGCCGTAAGGCTGACGGTTTTGTGGGTTAACAGCGTAGACGTTAGCGATGGTGATCACGTCGCCTTGCTGGATCGGTGCCGCTGCCGAAGTTGCCGAGATGGTGATCGTTGATGACGATGCCCAACCAGACGTTATCGAGCCGGTGAAGGTAGCTGTGTTGGTTGCAAGCGTTGCAGTGGCGTAGGAGCCAAAGGTCTGGCTTACCACGTTCTGATCCATCTTCCAACGCATACCAGCCGAGTCGGTGCCCATCATGCCCTTTTCGTACTGGTCGCTGATCTTCTGGCTAGGCATAAACAGCCCTTTCAGCGAATCAACGATGGTAGCCGAGGTAAATGGCTCGACGATACAAGCACGGCGTCCATCGCGTGGCGCACCTTCTGAGTCCAGATAAGCCTGGCCGGTCAGGTAGGTCAGCAGCGAGGTAGGAGGAACGCCAGCAGTGCCGACGATGTTGGCGATGTTGTTCTTGGCAAGAACCAGACCGTCACGGTCGATCTTGTTTGCGATAGCAGCAACGCCAGGCTTGATCACGCGATCCGAGAACATATCCAGCGACAGAGCCAAGTCAGCGGTGCTGAACTGGGTATCAACGTGGAATTGGGTATTCAGCGTGACGGGAATCGAAGTTTCGTTGAAGTCCTCGACGGCGAGCGCAGGTCCCGTGGTGCCGATGAATCGTGCTGGCTTACGGACATTCACGGTCTGTCCGATTTTGGCCCCCGAAACCGCGAACTGATCATCATACTCACGGTTTACTTCGGAAGTGAACGTAAGTTCGTTCTCCAAAACCATAAGAGCTTCATTAGTGATCTTACTAATCGTAAGTAAGGTATTGGCCATTTTATTTCCTTCGCGTCATAGACGCATTAAATCTGTTTACCTAATCTTGCCGGCTTGTCTTGCCGCTTTCCATGCTGCGTAAGTCCCATGAAATTCGCCTTTTGAATTCACGAGATTGTCAGCGGTTGCGTTGCTTGACTTAATGGGGTTGATCGGTGCTGGTGCCTTGCTTTTTACCACAGATCTCTCAGGCTTGCTAGTTTCAGATTTCTCAAACTTTGCTTCGAGCTTACCAATGGCTCTCAACGCTTGAGCCGGCGTCAAATCATTAAAGGTTCTGGCCTGATCTTGATTGGATGCAAGGTGATACAGGATTTGGGGTCCTACGTCTGACTCTAATATCGCGTCCCGAATGTGATTCGGCACAACAACATCGCTTGACGCCACCATCTCATCAAAATCGTCAATCTCAGCCTTTGCCGCTTCGAGCCGTTTGGTCCAAGTCTGTACAACTTTCGCCTGTTGCTCTTGCGCTTTCCTTTCCTGATCCTGCCGATCCCGCTCTTTGAGTGCCCTTTCAGCGCTAAATTCAGCCAATGCTTCTGCGTATTCAAAAGCATCCGTGAATTGATCCGGCGTAGGCTTGGCATCAGCAACAGGAGCCTGTCTCGGCGCCTGTCCTTGTTCCAAAGCCGCCAGCCGTGCTTCCAGCGCTTCCCTGGCATCACGCTCACGTTGGGCGTCTGCCCTGGCCTGTTCGCGTTGCCTAGTCAGCTCTGAAAACCGCGCCTTCAGCTTGCTCGGTTTACCTTCGTTCTCTATGGCTGGTGCTTCGTCTTCTGCTTCTGGCTCATTCTCAACCTCGGATTCGACTGGCTCTGCTTCTTCAGCAGCCTCAATCTCACCTTCGGGAGCTAAGTTCAGTTTTTGTGCAAAAAATTCGGCCTGATTCTCACTTGTGACAACTTGCGTTGTCTCTCTTGGTTCTGACATGGTTACCCACGGATTTGCCCGGTGAAACGCGCCGGTACGATTGCGCTTATATAACCCGCTTTTGCATCGGTGTCAAAGACTATTGCATGAACGGGTTTTGCTCTTGGTCAATGTCCTGCACGGCGTAAGTCGCAGCCATCATTTGCTCAGCATTTCGCCGCTCAATCTCACGTGCCAATGCGTCAATCGGCATATTGTGGATTAGCAGGTTAACCAGAGCATCAATCTCGGTCTTGTTCTGACTCGTAATCGACCGAGTGTTCTGATCATTGACCTTAACCTCGGCCATTGTCTCGGTGTTGTGCGCTCGAGCGGTGACGTCCATGAGCTTGCGCTTGTTAGCTCCTTCTTCTTTGATCTGCGCGACTTGACCGCGATTGTTGATCTCGAGCTGCATCGCTTGCATCTGCTGCTGCATCATCTGCATTTGCTGATTTGCTTGTGCGAGCTGCATCTGGACCTGTGGCGGTATATCTGACTTCTCGTCAACTTGCGCTAACGGGTTCACCGCCGCCAGCCGGTCGGCAATAATCTCGGCACCAGGGAAATCCATCTGCCTAAATACCAGATCGCCAGCAGCCTGGAACAGCTCTGGGCTTGCGCCAATGAGCGGCATCATTGCCTCGACCGCTTGAATGCGCCGTGATGCGTAGCCAGGACCCGTGTCCATGCTGACGTCGTACTCACCAACAGTCACGTCGTTCAAAACTCTCCCAACTTGGGAGGCTGCATTAATGGTGATCAAGTCTGGCTTGCCATCAACTCCGATAATCCGCATCACGCGCTCGGAGTCGTAGATTTTGGGCACCAGATCCAAAATGATCCGACCAGTCTGGGCAATGGATTTGGTCAAATTATCGTAGTAATGATAATTCGTCATATCCACTTGCTGCTGCTGGCCATTGAGCGCTTTACCGCTGATGTTGCCGGTCGGCAATTGGCTCGGATCGAAGACGCCGACGACTTGTTGCAGATCGTTGCTGACAGACTCGGCAGCAGCCATGATTCCAGCAGGAGGTGGCTCGGGTTGCAGACGGGTCGGGACCGGCGCCATCCGACCTTCAATGTCGGTCTGCTTGTAACGCAGCACCGGCGTGGCTTTGATGTTTGCCGCCGCCCACTCAGTCTCGTGGCCTTCGTCTTGTCCCTCGGCCAGCAGCCACTTGGCTTTTGGCGCCAGGGCAATCGCCTCGGTCATTGAGGTTTGCCAGAAGTTGTACATTTTCTGGGGGTCTTTGGCGTAGCGCACCAGACCGTATTTGATTGACTTGCTGTCAATGACGATCCGACCGCCATAGACCGGCACAACCGGAATGTACTTGCCTGGCCAGTCCCGCTCCTCGAGGATTTCCATCGCCGTGAGCTTTACCCACTTGACCACCTTTTTGTAGCTATCCCGCTCACCGACAATTTCGAGACCATTCGCAGCCATGAACTCTTTGCTCGGGAGCTGGTCTTTGAACAGGCGTGACTTGTCGTTCAACAGGTAAAGTTTTGCCGGCGTGCGCTCGATGTAAAAGTACTCGGCAATCCGAATGTCTTCCTTGGTCACCCACTCAGGGTTGCTATCGCCGCCACCTCGAGCGCTAAAGCTGCCACCATCGTCAGCGTCTGGATACAAATCCCGAAACTTCTCCTTGCTCATGATCGTCGTGATCAAGCATTTCTCTTGGTCCGAGCCGTCTAGCGCCGTGCTGTTTGGATCAAAGTAGACCGAAAACGGGTTCTCAATTGACTCAATGTAGATCTCTTGATCAAACGACTCAGGAGACGTGTAGTCGGTCACCACGCGCCAGTAGCCCCAACCCATACGCACGGCGTACTCAAACGCCTTGTCGTAAGCGCTATCGGCATCGCTGTTGATCTCAATGTGCCGGCAGATACCCTCGACAACCTCGGCTGTTTCCTTGTCTGCATAGCTGTTGCACGGATGCACCTTGATCCGGGGACGCTGCTGGCGCTGCTGGTTGGCGATTTGGCGGCAATAGGCGTCGAGCTTATTGATCGTCAAGCACGGCCTGGCTTCCAGGTTCCGACTATTCTGGATCTCCACCGGCCACTGATCGCCGCTGACAAAGCGCAGATCGTCCAGCGCATCGCTACGGTTGACGCTATCGGCTTCGCTCGCCAGCCGGAGGAATTGCATCGCGCTTGCAATGCGTGAATCTTCGCCGTCGTTTTGATAGCTCGCCATGATTAGCTCATCCAATTCGTAGGTAGTGTGAACGTCTGTTGCTTCTTGCGTTGTTTTGGTTCGTTGACCATCAGTCCAATGTATCTAAATGCGTCTGCGCCGTGCGAATAATGATCGTGAAGTGGTGACTTTGAGAATCCACCCGTCTCTGGATCGACTTCGTAGCGGTAATGGCGCAAACAGGTAAGACCTTCTGCGCAGGCTTCTCGGTCGAACCAGCAGTTCGTAAAAATAGTTCTCGCAGCATTGATGGAATCAGCAATTGGCACTCGAGGAATGATTCGGGTCTTGTAACCCGCCGCTCTGACAATCTCCTCAATGGATTTGCCAGCAGCGGCAAGCGTTTTGTTTTCAGCGTCGTGCGGAAGCCACAAAGTATCGTAATGGTATCCAAAGGTCTGCAATTGCGCTAGGTAATAGCTGATTGTCTTTTGATTGTCCTCCATGTAACGCAGCAGCCGCGTTTCCATGCCGACAAACTGGAGAAACCAAATCGCAGTGGCATCAGACCATCCTAGATCGAAGACGGCGTGGACAGGCTTGCTAAGATCAAACGGAACCCGTCCAATGCGCCCTTGAAGCTCGGCGTCCTGCATCTCCCTGGCAAACACTGCACCGTCGACGGTCTGCCGGCATATGCCCTCCCAGACCGTGTTGTAAGCCTCGACGTCCCGCTCCTTCAGCGCATCCTTCTCAGCTCTCAGGGTTTCGGGGAACCAAGGATTATCGCTCCAGTTGATCTTAGTGACCACACAGTCAGCAGGAGGATGCACCACAAAGCGTTGGAACGTCTCATCAGTCTCAAGTTCCGGGTTAAAGCTGATCCAGATCTCCGAATCCTGCTTTCGGATTGTCGGGATTAAAACATTCCATGACATTCTAGACACGGATTGCGCTTCTTCAACCCAACAAATATCAACGCCCTCAAACGATTTGATATTTGAGACATTGTTTTTGAGTCCAACAAAAAAGAATTCAGAGCCATTCTTAGCTCTAATCGACGTCTGGGTTATTTCATAGAACCCATGCAATCGCAATGATTCGATCTGGTCGCATAAAAGTTTATGCACCGAATCACGGATTGACGTCTGGAATTCCCGTGCGCAGAGAATGCGAGTGGGCTTTGATGCGCCGATAATTAGCAGCGCTCGAGCAATCGCCCAAGACTTGCCGCCACCTCGACCGCCATACGCTACCTTATACCGATGCTTGTCAAAAAGAACCGATAGTTTCTCAGGAAACTCGGCGTTTGAAACGGCATAATCAATTTCATTCACTGGGCTTGACAAATGTGACTTTAATGCCCTCGACCGGCGAACCGTCCGGGTTGCTCAGCACGGTCGTGTTGCGCTCTCCCCAACCCATCTGGGCTTTGGTCCACCAAATCAAGCTGGTTGTATCGCCGGCAACGGCTTTTGAAAAAAGTGTTTTGGCAATGTGCCCGTTGGCCCTGGCTTTGCCGACGTCCAGCTCGTGCCGATAGTATTTCCTGAGCGTTTTGTCGTCGATGCCAACCAACGTGCCAATTTGCTCGTGCGGAAGCCCCAGACCACTGCTGGATTCAACCAAACGACGCGTTTCGGGAGTGGGTTCGTGTGCAATCATTTTCTTAAGGGGAAATGTTAGGGTTTATCCTAACTCAAAATCGTCCACAAATCATCATTTTTACCTTAGAGTCTAGTTATCAACCAACCAGGAGCAACGATGGAAACCAAACTAAGCCAAGTCAAAACAGCCTATTTGAACGGCGATTATCAAAAAGCTCTGCGCATCGCGGCAAAATTTGCAGACCTCGGCGCACACAAAAAAGCCATCACAGTAGCGCACGAATGTTTCACCAATCCTCGATTCTACTGCCAGATCCGCGACATTGAGCAATCGAAAAAAGACGGCATTTCAGCTCTCGCTATCCGCTACGGCTTCTAAATTTACCTCGACAACGCCGCACGCTTGTGCGGCTTTTTTGCCGTCGCCTTTCACAAAAACAAGAACATTTTGATGCGTCTTGCCTAATTTACGGCT